GGAGATAGATGAGCAAGACTACAAATATGTACTAAAACCTTACGGACGCACGCGAGAGAACTTCCCATCTAAACTACGTAACTACCCAATAATTAAACCAATCATAGATTTATTGCTTGGGGAAAAATCTAAACGCCCGTTAAATTTTACAGTAGGGGTAACTAACTCTGACGCAGTATCTTTAAAAGAAAAAGCTAAACAAGAAGCACTATTTGTAGCAGTGCAAAAAATGTTTTTGCAAGAGGTCTCTAAAAAAATGGATAAAGACCTCATAGAAAACGAAAAAGTTGAGTTACCAGAAGAAGTAATTAGTCAATTTGAAAGTAGTTATGTTGATCAACGAGCTATTATAGGTCAGAATGCACTTAATTACATTATGCAAAATGAAGAGGTTTATGACAAGTTTCAAAAGCTGTTCTTTCATTATTTAGTTTCTGGGGAATGCTACACTGAAAAAGGAATTAGAAGTAACGAACCATTCTACGATGTAATTAATCCTCTAGACATTGACTACGATAAAGACCCAGATATAGATTTTGTAGAAGATGCAGACTGGGCTATAATTAGAAAATTCGCCCACGCATCTACAATAATTGACAATTTTGGGGACTATCTTACAGATGAGCAGATACTTGCACTTGAAGACCCTCAGCAATCTTCAGTCGATTCTTACCTGTTGTACAGAGCTGAAGCATCTGGGGCAGACGATAACATTTACAGGAATAGACTTATAGAGTGTGTAACTGTATACTGGAAAAGCCGTAAACGTATAGGGTTTGTAGAGTACATAGATGAAAATACAGGTAATCTTGAACAGTTTGAAGTTGAAGAAACTTATAGAATGCCTGCAGAGTTAAAAGAAATGGGGGCTAAGTTAAACTGGGAATGGGTTAATGAGGTCTGGCAGGGCACTAAGATTGATGGGAGATTTTTTATAAATATAAACCCAATCCCAAACCAAAGGCTTTCATTAGATAATCCTTCAAGATGTAAACTCCCAATCAATGGGAGAAAATATTCAGACATTAACTCTAATAACATCTCTTTAGTAAGTCTGGGTATTCCTTATCAGCTTAATTACAATATTTACAAATATCGACTCGAGCTTTCAATTGCAAGAAGTAAAGATATTATTGCCCAGTTCGACATTAACATGATCCCTAAAAAGTGGGACATGGATAAATTCATGTACTACGTAGAAGGTACAGGAATTGCTTGGGTTGATTACAACAAAGAAGGAATTCAGCTCTCTCCTCAGCATCAGTCCGTTCTTGACATGTCTATAAAAACAATAGAGCAGTACATAGTTCTCTTAGAGTCTATCATGCAAGAGTGGGAAAAGATTTCTGGGGTCAATAGGCAAAGGCAGGGAGCTATAGGTCAGTATGAAGGAAAAGGAAGTTCACAACAAGCAATACTTCAGTCTTCACACATTACAGAAGACTTATTTAGAAAGTTTACTCAATTTGAGCAAAGAGAATTGCAAGGACTTTTAGATTATTCTAAAGAAGCTTGGGTACAAGGTAAAAAGGCTATGTATGTCATGCCTGATATGACCACCCAAACAATAGATTTAGATGCACTCAAGCATATGGAGTCTGAGTACGGGGTATTTGTAACTAACTCTGGGAGAGAAAAAGAAAAAATTGATGGGGCTAAAGCTCTTGGACAATCAATGGTTCAGAACGGAGTACCTGCGTCACATGTTCTTGAAATGATGGATAGTGAAAACTTTGCACAGATTAAAAAGAAGATTGAAGAGGCAGAGAAGATGCAGAGAGAGCTAGAAGAAAAACAAGAAGAAGCTCAAATGCAAATGGAGCAAAGAAGGGCTCAAACCGAGGAAATGCGAATCCAGCAAGAAGCTATAGATAAAGAAAAAGATAGACAACTTGAAATTGAAAAAGAACTTATCAAAGCTGAGGCAGGTGACTCTCAAGACAAACTAAATCTTGATTTGCAAAAGATGATGCAAGACTTTCAATTAAAAGAAAGAGAGTTAGATTTAAAACAACAAGCTTTAGATAAGGAAGGAGATTTAACACCTGATAATGAATAACGCGGAAAGAAGAGAATTATTAGAACAAACTAAAAGAGCTCAGCAAGAAGGATTTGAGGGGTCTGTGCTAGATGTATTTCAAAACCCACAAACTCTACAAGACTTTTATAAAGAACAACAGCCCCTCCCATTTGAACATGTAAGACAAGAAAGTGTAGGGCAAAATAAAACACCTCAAATAGAAGTAGCTTCAACCCCAAATTCTCAAAGACAAGGACTTAGAGGACGATCTCGTAGTGAAATGCCTCAAGCAATGGTTTTCCCAAACGTCTCTCCTAATACCCCGTTCAACACTATGGGCATGAAAGCCCCAATAGATATAAAGAAGTATGATGAGCAGGGACATTTGGTAAAATCCTACGAGAACGTTCCTCCAGGAATTAAATCTCTCCCCACAGGGCCTGCAAGAGGTACTATTGTAGAAACCCCAAGTAGGATGAGATCCGGGGGGAAAAGAAAAAAATATCAGGGTGGAGGGTCTAATAAAAAAGCTGAAAAGCTAACTTCTTCCGATTTTGAGTACACTACCAAAGCTGGACCATCTACAGCTAGATATTTTTCTGACCCTCAAACAGGAGAACCATTTCCTTTGGTTAATTTACCCGAAGCAGAAGTTAGTGCAGAAAGAACACCTTATAATCAATTATCTAATGAATCTTTAGCGGCAGGAGTTAGTCAAGCTAAACCTTGGTTTGAAGCTGGTAATTACGAAATGGGGCAAAGGGTTCTTAATGAACGTCAAGAAGATATAGCTAGAGGACAAGGAATATTTGAATTTTCTGGATTTCCAGCTTTTGCAAGAACTACAATGAGGCTAAAAAATGATCCTTTATCAATACCAAAAGCTTATGCTAATTTAGGAAGTGATATCTTAATGCTTCCTCTTGGAGGTTCTGAAAACATAAATCCTCTTACAAAAAAAGAATTTTTTCAAGACACAGATATAGCCTTAGACGCTTTATCTTTTTTTCCAGCAGTTAGTGGAATATATAAAGGAACTAAAGCTGGATATAAAGCAGCTAGAGACGCTTATAGAATTAATAAATTTAATCCTCAAAAATTTGCAAAAGAAAGTAGTGAAGCTATTAAATATTCTGTAGATGACGCAGTAAAAGGTTTAATGAGCCCAGAAGGAGAAAGAAGATATAAAGCTTTGCTTAAAAAAAGCGATCCTTCTTTAACAGATAAAGATCTTAACGCTCTTCATTTTAACGCAATAAAAGAGCTAAAAACTGCTGCTAAGAATAGTCCTAACGTTAGGTTACACGAAGCTTTAAAAAATAGAAATCTAACACGTCAGGAAACTAAAGATCTTTCTAGAAGAATGTTGACCGAAGATGTAAACGGCATTCCTACTAATAATGCTTTTTATAGAAGAGGGTTTTCTGCTTTTAATCCTGATAATAAAATGATTCCTGGTTATCGTTTATCTGTGGATGATTTTAGCAGACCTTTTACTTCAGGGTTTTTTAACAAAGATGCAATGCTAACTTTAGGAATTGGTAAAAAATATAGAAAACTACCTGTTTCTTCTCACGAAGTTACTCATGGAATACAGCGTGCAGGAGCTACTCCTATAGATGAATCTTTATTAAAATTAAGAACAAAGAAAGGAGTGCCTACATCCGGACAGTTTAACGCTGAGAATTATTTTACAACTTCTGGCGGTCGTATAGAACAAACAGAACCTTATGCGTTTGCGGGAGAGTTAAGAGAAGCAATGAGACAATCAAGCGTAATAAAAAATAGATATGATGAAATAACTCCCGAATTGTTAAGAAAGCAAAGACGTAAAGCTTTTAGTCTTAGAAAACCTCAAAACCTATTGGCTAAATATACTCCTTTTGGAGATAATTTAATGGGAGGTAATCGATTACTTTCGTTTTTACCTAAAAGTGAATATCCAGAATTAGCCAGAATAATGAACGAAGCACCAGCAGTATTACCAGCAGTAGGTGCGGCAGGAGCAGTAGGCGCTTTAATAGGAGGTAGAAAAAAATATCAAGGCGGAGGAAATAGTTCTTCTCGTCTTCAACTTTATAACGACAGTCTTCAAGTTTATAATGCAACTCAAGAATATAACCAAAAAATGAGAGACCTGCAAGAAGTAGGTTTAGATCTTCAAAGAAATTATACTAATGTTGAAGATGCAAAAAACGCATTTGACACAATAGATTCTGAGGCTCTTAATATTTTTACAGATTTTAACAATCGTCGAACAAAATCAAATAAGGTTTTTTCTAATCTAGATTCCTATACGTTAGATCCATTAATTTTTGATAGCCCCGACAAAACTTACCGAATTTTGCTTAGTTATATTAATTTCCCAAAACCTACCCGTCCAGATAGCTCTAAAACTTTAAAACCTTTAAAACCAATTAGACCTTCTCAAATAAATACATCTCAACCAATCTCAAAGTTACAAACACCTACTAGCTATAAACCTAGTGTTAAAGGTCGTACTGCTCGAACTGTTTACAAACAAGATCCAACTGTCAGTACAGGGCAGTACCCAATCGGGGAAGATGTGTGGGATACAGAAAAAAAACAATGGAGAAGAGATTTGTGGGACGAAGAGATGCAACGAGACTCAAGAGAGCTTGCAATTCCTAGGGTCCCTTATGCACAATTTAAATATGGGGGATACAAACCCCTCCCAAAATACTAAATGTTATATATTTAACAACCAGTATAAAAAATAATTACATAAATTTTTAACTAAACAATTTAAATACATTTGCAACATGGCAGACACAAAAGAAAAACTAGATTTAGATTCTATCTCCTTTGA